CCATATATGGCGAAACTCTTGGTTTTGAGGCGATATCGTACAGGCTCTTGCCTAGAGACTATACGACCACCTCTAAGACCACCTTGCAATAATGAGACAAGTACACCCTCAGGATTGAGGTGTGGACAAGGCTCTTGTCGTCGTACACACTCTGGACACTCGATACGTCTACTGGATATGCGAGGTACAAAACACTTGTATCTCACAGATCCAATCTGACTTCTCGCCATCCAGAGAGGGACATGTACGCCGGCATCGTCACTCTCCCAGCGAGGTACAGGATAGTACTTCACTGTTCTAAGGAGAAAATGAACTGTCCTAGGGAGAGGAATTCCACTCCGACTAGTCCATTCATTAAGACGATTTATTGCACTGTACCGAGCTTGCTGTGTAGAGAGATCTTTGATATAGACCCCCCTAACGTTATGACCATGAAAATAGTCATGACCGCAAGACTCGCGGAAGTAGCCCTTAGAAAAGGACTTGTCGCTGTTAACCTTAAAGCCAAGCAACCCAAGGAGATGACAGAGTCGTTCATACGTTTCCGTCTGAACAACAATATCATCACCAAAGACTGCAAAGTTTTGACGGTCAGGTCGGTTATACGGTTTTAAGTCGTATGACCGATACACTGCAGCGACTGCGCAAGAAAACAACAATGTTTGTAATGGGAAAGTATACCCATTACCCATTGTTGAGACCATATGTAACTTAACAATCTCACCATTAGGCAAGATTGTACTCTCACTTCGCAACTTTAAGAGGAGCCCTAGAGCCGTTGAATTCGGCTTTAAAAGCCACTCCAGAAGACGAAGAGAGAAGTTATCAGAGGCAGAAGATAGATCTATCGTTGAGAAAGACCCATCAACGCTTCCGATACAAGTAAGACGTCTGTTTCTATCCGGTTGTATACTCATATCTATACCATAGACTTTGAGTAGCTTCCGTTCGATAAGACGCTTCAGACCCAGCTGATAGAACATATTCAGACTAGGTTCTGTACATATTGTTCTTGCGATACTATCCGTCTTAGGAACAAAACTAAGGCGTGACTCTCTGGTTATGACCTCCCCATATCTAGTTGATCGTAAACTATTCGCGATCGCCCAGGTGGGATAATGGTCTAACGACTGTACGTAGTGATTGTACAGAGAACTTGAGGTCGTCGATAGCGGCGAGGCAAATAGCTTCTCATAGAAGCTAGTGCCTTTTGCTGCACGGGAACTACCCGGTCCGGTTCGCCCTTCATGAAAACATTCATCAAGGGTCCACCAGATATCGTCACATCGAAAGACATCCTGAAATCGATTTTTAGTCTCATTCAGGAGGATCTCGTCAATCGATGTGTTCGGCCTGACTTCAAAGTCCCTCATGCGATTGTTTTCGCTGAGAAAAAGTTCAAGAGCTCTATCTGCCAGAATAGGATCATCTCGAGTAACCAATTTCTTGGTTAACGAGGTGACTAAACCGGCAGCTTCGGCTTCCTGAACAGTCGCTTCCTGAAGTGGCGGATAGTTACCGCAGCCTTCTGGGAAAGACGCTTTGATGTCTTCTGAGAGTTTATCAGAAAGTTCACGAGAGTTAACACCCATCTTGATCTCCAATAGTACTGGTATATGTTGGAAAGCGTTTCAAACTCAAAGCAAACGACTAAACATAGGCCACGAAAGACTATCCCTTGATAAGAGATAGTTATCATGCCCTCGTTTATGGCGGATGCAAAAGCTTCACGCAACTCGATGTCACTAAAGCTATCTTCGAGAAACCAATTCGGGTATTCTCGTCGAGCAACTTGAGCGACAGCGATCTGTAACGTTAAGGAATCGTTAAGCCTATCCTTATAACGTGGTAACGTAGTAAGGAAGTGCTTGACAACCCATAACGTTGCATTTTCGCGTTCTGATCCTATTGCCTTCATCTCTTGATGAGAGCGGAAGGACCAGAGCCGAGGAGAACTACTTATTAGTTGTACGCCTAATGTTTTAACAAAAGACGTAAAACTGTTCTCCATTTGAGTTTCAAAGTGACCAACATCAGCATCTCCTTCGATGCTAATACTGATCGATGTTTTTAACAAACAATCGTCGATATTATGCATAAAGTCTCCTAGGCATAAGCCTATTTGATGTAGTTAAGTTAGACTACAGAGTGCCGGTTATCAAAGTGTTCACGATTTCATTCGCGTTCACTTGTAACACACCAGCCGTCAAAGCAACGAGTGCCTTCAGATTCGGCGTATCCGCCGAATCAGATCCAGCCGGGACGTGAATCTCGGCCCGGATCATAGAAGGGTAAATAGGCTGACCTGCAAGGACAGTAACTCCCTTGCGAGCGATCAGCTTATGCACGTTTACTTGGACGTTGGAGATGACACCAGTAACAGGATTCGGGGTGCCAAGGGTTTTCAAAACCTTGGGCCTGAAAAATGCTACTGTGAACGGACTGGCAACAGAGTGGGTTGTAACACCTGTCTGAGTGCCACCTAGTGCAGAGACAGTAAACTGTCTAGCATTAGAGTCCGGTGGGGCGCCATCTTCTGTTAAGGTATACGTCGGATTAGTTAAACCACTAATCGTCGTAGGACCTACAACAGGGCTCGTGGGGTTGAACATGAGGATCTCCTCTGAAGCGTTCGTGGTGGACGTAAGTTTACCGAATGCCACGTCTAGAAGTTGCCATCAGGGCCCCGATATTGAGAGACTTTTTCACTGAAGAAAAAGGTAACTCAAATCGAAGCTCAGGAGGGCGAACATAGACAACAGCAGTCCGGACAACTCGACGAACACCGGAAGCTCTGAAAGCATTGCGTTGAACCTCCATCGTGACTAAGTTACCGGCGCCTGCAAGCTGTACTGTACGGGGATGATTGTAGCACCACAAAGTGCCACCTTTCCTCTCCTCCACTACAACTTTCGTTGCCCATGCCAATTTTGACACGGGAAACGACCAGGCTTCGATAACGTCACCGACGTTGGTGAAATAATCTACGAAAAAAGACCAAGGTATCAGTTCCCATGTAGTAGGTAAAATATCAGCTACGGTTAAACCGAGAGCTGTAAGATACCTATCTGCACTAAGATCCGGAACCTCGAGTCTTATCCTTCCATAGTACTTAACCAAAACGCTTGTATGTGTCTGCTTATTCTGCAGAACAACATACGGACGGTTTGTGGCAGTACTTGTGAGAGCACTGGCGGTGAGCACATTCGCATAATCCGATCCGATACCTCTAACTTCGGCAAACTGTCTGTTTACCTTAGTAGCGAGGTCGGAGAGGAGCTTATATGCAGCATCGACATCGGCAGCAAGAGGACTCCAACCAAAGGAGAACTCAAGCCAGGAGTCTGCAATCGCGTTCTTTATATATTTCAGTTTTTCTTTAGAAGTGAGAAGCTGCGCACTACGACCTTTACGAGGTCTGGCGCGCCGAATCGCATTCTTAGAGAAAACGTCAATAAGTAAACGAGCGCTTTTAGCAGGGTTTCGTATTAAAGACAAGGTTTGTCTAAGTTCGCCAATAAAGACCCCCGATTGTAAATATCGTTGGGCTTTAATAGCTTGCTTATAGAACTTTTGTCGCGCAATGTTGTCAGCTTTCGTCTGAGACATAAAGGGAGGGAGAGTAGGCAAATCCGCTGCGAGCGGCACAGTATATCCCCATGATCTGGAGATAGTCTGCGACGCAGGCAGGTTCTTGTTTACTCTTTCATACTTCGATCCAATGAGTGTACCGAAGTTTTCACTTGCGGTAAAATCAGTGGAAGCATTCTCACATCGAAGGATCTGAGAACGCCACTTGGGATTAGCTACACCGGTTCGAGTACGATTACAATTCTCCGTCTGTAAAAGAACAGTCGTAGAAGTGGGACCGTAGGTCGTTGCTGGTGGAACTATTTGGGCAGTATTGTTTATAACTTTATACTGCTTTACCCGAGACGAAGCCTTTGTGCTCATTAAGCCTCCAGATTGCCAGTGTGTCCTCGGAATTGAGGATTATCCACCGGCTGAGTCTCCAGGTCGAAAGACCTGG